CTTCACCTTGCCAAGAACCAGGCGAAGTCCTCCCCGCTAAAATAGTAATGGGCCAACCGACAGTTGTGTATTGGCTAAGCGGTAGAGGAATCTGTCGTAAATGCACAAGTCAGTGGAGAGCGCATAACGCTGCATTATCCACTGTAGGTATTGGTCTTCAAAGACACAGTCAGAGGGACGATCAAGATATCTCATGGCTTGTTTAACAGTCCATCCAGGGGAAGAGAGTACCTTAGCGTCTCTTTCGTCCAACCGCTTGTACTGCAATCGAGCCTGGAACTCGAATGGTTCGAACTCATCATGTGCTGGTACAATGCGGGGGATATCGGGTAAAGCTCTTGGACTATCAACGTATGAGATTGGGACACTAACAACATATTCACGATACCCTCTTGAGAGTCTATCACTAAGTAAACGCTGAACCAAAGGGCTCATTTCCCGGCGCCTTGTGGGTAATTCTGCTTGCTCAATTACCTTTAATAGTTTATGACCTTGTTCTTGTTCTGTGTGCCAGAGGCCGAGACCTCCAGCCTTGACCGGTGTTGATAGCAGTGATAGTATGACTGACTTTGAGAATTTCCCTTTGTTTAAACCGTGTAGATCTCTAGCAATGGTATCTATGAGAACAACTGGGTTGTACCAGTGCTGGTCACATCTATGAATAAATTTCCTCCACATCTCCGCACGTTCTCTAGTGTCCGGCTTTAGAGTTTTATCTCTATATATTAATGGCCGTAGTGCTCTTAATGGGTACCTTAGTATGCGCCCATCACTAGTGTAGATTTGCCGTAGAAACTCTACATTAAACCTACTCGGGTAGGACTTTCCCATGTGGATCTCTTTATGAATAGTCTTACCCAATTCCACAGCCTTAGACAACCATGATTCGTCATCTACAAAGAAAGCAACATCATCACCTGATGCCACCTCATCATAGATACGACCCAGCCTTCTTGACATCCACCTAACTATGGCTATTGATAAAATGGACTCTATAAGATTAGTCCATTTCCAACCACTCAGCATACCACCTTCCCAGCTCAGTCGGTGTCCTCTGAATTCGATTATGCTGCTATGAAGACGGGCTAGCAACATTTGTCTCACATCTTCAGAGATTCTCGCTTTGTCACAAAGCGCGTCAACCACAATGAGAATCTCCTTCTTGGATATGTTGTGGTCGAACTTCGATTGATCTAGTGATAAAGCCATCCGACCAGCATTGAAATTGTTTAACACAGAAGCTCTCCATTGACGTAAGACCTCAGGTGCCATTCCTGACCCCTTGATTTTCTGGAGTGAATTCAATTTCAGGTTAGACTCCACATAACTCATTAATATTTGTGTGCCAAGGTCACCTGAAATGATAAGCCTCAATTTGCCAGGTTCAGGTTTGAAAGCAACACGATTAATAGGTGGTTGGGCTAATATTCTATGGAGAGGCCAGCGGCCGTCGATCCATGTGTATATTTTCTTTGTTCCCTCCAAACCCCGGACCATACCACCCATACCAGCAGTGGCCCACTCGTTCGGTCTCTTCTCAAACCAAGTGTTGAGATCATACTCTGGAAGTGCCGGGTTAACGAACATCTCGTCGACTACGTTTCGCACAATCTCTTTTAACTCAGGGAGATATTCGGGATTAGGTATGTTCTTCCTCGACACCCATTGCTCTAGATCTGCTACTAGCTCTTCATGATTCCCGCGCGTAATCTTTGGCCGCAAAACACCAATCCCAAGCCACTTTAACCTCCGATAGTCTCCATTAGCTATTTCAGTCCGGATTTGGTTGTCTAAGTCTTTAGCTGTATCCGATGTCAAACTATCCTGAATCTCGTGCGGCACTGGCGTATTATATATTAAGCTCAGATTCTTAATCACAGCCTGAGGATTGGACTCCGTCGTTCCTAACAAGGTGAAGGATTCTGTGTTCATCCATGTATATGTGTGTTTGTATTTCATGTTGGTGACGAAGATTGGTGTTACCCACCACGGTTCCTTTACCCAAAGGAGGGGGCATGTGTTACAGTCATGCAACAATGGTTTCACCACATGTCCACCATGCAGCTACTACCATTCTGGAGTACTTAACGGTTCTCCAGGCCCGGACTGGATACCAGATGCATTAATGGCACATGGCTGCTGGACATAGTGGAGAACTTGTAATGCGACCTGCCGTCGCCACATCACAAGTTCTTTCCACTAGTACCAGCAACCGCGACACAAGTTCTGT